ATACAGCCACTCTAACTGGGCCGACAAGTCTTTGTAGAGTTTTGCGTTGATCTTCACGTCTTCGTTGCATCGGTGTGCATACTCCTCTGGTGTCAGGTTGTTCCAGTCAGTGATCTTAGGCTTGGGTACGCCGTAGTCTTCCCCATAGCCCTCAAGCCCGTGACGTGGGCGGTCATGGTTGAGATACCAAGACAGAGCCAGTGTGTCCACCAGCTTTGCCTTGACCTTGATGCCGAGCAGCTTTTCCACTACGGGGATGTCAAAGCGGATGATGTTGTGGCCTACCAAGGTGTCTGCCTCAGTGAGCAACAAAGCCATCATAAACTGGTCGTGCGTATATTGGACTACGCCATTCTTGTCCATCCAAGAGAGGACGTGGATTTTGGTGGCCTCTTCTAGGAGGCCATCCGTTTCAATGTCGAAGATAATCATGTTTTCCCTTTCTTCTTAAATAGCGAATTGCCATTTCCAAACCTTCGATTGTGTCCCCTAAGTGACCAATGCTCAAGTTGCAGTGGTGACAAATCCAGCCACGAAAAGTCTCCGTCTCATAGCAATGATCTAAAACAAGTCTATTCACCGTACTCCCGCAACACTGACAAGACTGGGGCTTTAAGGGGGCGGTCTCTCTGATCTTGTTTGCAACCTTGTTATTATACTTTTGACAATCCTTACAGCTAGTGCTTCTACAATCCCTATGATCCCCCGTAGCCCTCCTGTAAAGGCGGAAAGCAGTCTTGGGCTTTTCTTTATTGCAATGACGACAGGTTATTGTAGGAGAGTCTTCGGGGTAAAAGACTTCTCCATCAAACAAATCCTCTTGCACTACGCAAGCTCCTTCAGGATAAACGTCTTAGCATCGAAGCGCATTCTACCAGCATGTCCTACCTCAGCGCAAGGTCTATTTTTCTCCACCGTCAAGAAAGTTGTGTTACGGTCTTCCTCTTGCTCTGCATCTTTGTTACGGCTGAGGTTGACGATAACAGAGGCACGCTGGGCAATCATCTTACAATACTTGGGGTCCCCATTATCGTTGGTGTGCGCAATGGTGACGATGCCTACGTTAAGCTCTGCTGCCAGCTTGGACAACCGTACAGACAGGTCAGCAAGGATTTGCTCTTTGCCATCCTCTGTGAGGCCAGCGACGACATCTTGGATAGGCTCAAAGAAGATGAACTTACAGCCACACGCCTCACGGAAGAAGCGGATTTGCTCGATAAGCTCATCAGCACCCTGACCGTCTGGCAGGTAGAACTGGTAGAAGTTCTCTTCCTTGGTAAGGTCCACAATGGCCTCTTCCACCAGAGGGGCTGTCTCTTCGTCAATCAGGTCACGTCGAGTGACGTTGCCGCCCATATGGTAGGACACCAGACCTAGAAGGGAACGCAGCTTGGTTTCTTCAAGGTGCCAAGTCGCAAAGGGAACTTTCCGCTGAAGGAGGTTGTACTCAAGGTAGCGCATCACCTCCGTCTTTCCCACGCCAGTAGGGGCCTTGATAACCGTGAAGTGACCCTGCATCAGGCCCATGATTTTGTCGTCAAGGGCTTGGATGCCAGTGGGGACATACTGGTGTTCAGGGGTGTCACGGTACAGGCTAAGGAACTGGTCGCTGGTGTTAAGGATGTTCTCAGGTACGAACTTCTTTGCACCATACCATGCGTTCTTGAATGCCTGTGCCTGACGAGCCTCAAGGAACTCATTGGCGTCCTTGTACTTGTCGTGCGGTACACGGTAGACCTTGTTGGGGAACAGGTTGGACATTTTTGCAGCAATGGCATTGCCAGCCTCATCATTGTCCACCGACAGGATGATTTTCTCGAAGCTGTCCAGCCATGAGCTACACTTCTCCCACAGGGCCTTTGAAGGGGTAGCGGAAGGCAGGGAGACTACAGGGTTGGTGTAGTTGCCCTTGAGCATCTGGTAGGCAGACATAGCATCCACCTCGCCTTCGGTCACAGTGACGAACCGAGCGGAGCCAGCATTCCAGAGGTTCATGCCGAACAACTCATCGGAGCGCAGACCTTCGGTGCTGAATGCCTTCGGGTAGTAGCGAATCTTTTTCCCACCAGAGGGGTAGACGTACTCCTGCTTCACAGGGCCATCTGCGTCGGAGTAGGTCTTGACGCCGTAAAACTCCATCGTGTCTCGGGTGATACCACGACTTGCTACAAAACCACCATTGCCAACTTGCAGGTTGGTGGCTGGTCGAATGTTCTTGGGTACATAGTTCATGTCTTTGTCCAGTGGCTTGAGTGGGTACGTCTGTCTAACGTCTTCAGGGTAGGCCACACCCTTTGCGGGGTAGGGCTGATTGCAGCTATGGCACTGCCCCACCATCTTCTCTGTGTTGTAGCTGAACGCATCAGAACTGCTACAGCTAGGGTGGGGACAGGGCTGGTGAGAGATTTCCGGCATCTTAGTAGTTCCCGTACTTGAGGTCGTCAATGTCCATTGCATCACTTGCTGTGATGGTGCCATCCACCTTCAGGATTTGGAAGGTAGCACCGTCACCATACTCTGGATGCTCTACAAAGACAAGCCCATTATGGACAGCAAGAGGGTAGATGCTCTCTTCCTCACCCCGGTAGGTGCCTGTCAGGAACAGCTTCATGCGCTGCTCTTTCGTCCACTGAACCTGCTCTTCCCAAGGAGTGTCCTGTAGTGCGATAGCAGCCTTTGCTTGCTCTACAACAAGTTCGTAGCCTTCAGCGTCTCGGATATGTCCGTAGGCTGATTCTTCGTTGTAGGCATCCTGTGCGTCGTAGTAGCCAATAGTACCGACTTCATGCTTGTCGATGTTTGCTTTCAGTGTGTCGAGCTTAGTAGTCATTCTCTTGTCCTCTGTAATTCTGTAGTATGGTATAGGCCCTAAGTTGCCCTAGGGTAAAGGGGCTAATTTACAATTCGATAGCTTCTTTCAGCTTTTCCCTGATTCTGTTGTCAATTTGCAACACCCTCTGCTTGGTGATGTTGTACTTCTCGCCAACCTCGACCAGCGTAGCCTCATCAGGGCCATACCGCATCAGGAAGATTTCATAGTCACGCTCAGACAGGATGCCCTTCATCATGGCCTGAACCTGCTGCACCCACAGGAAAGCCTCTGTCTCCCCTTGGTAAACAACCTCATCACCCTCTAGGAGGGCCGTAGAAGCCCCTAGAGCGGTCTTGAGACTGTTGTAGGTATCCTCGGTCATGTACTCTGTTACAGGGGCCTCTGAGCCGCTTCTGATAGCCTTTGCATTCTCCCTCGTTTCAGAAGAGGGGGCTATGCTCAAGGGACCTTGGCGAAGCGAGATAAAGTCCTGCATACGTTTGCGTGCATTGGTACGCATAGTGTCAGGGTGATTGTTACCCCGAGCCTCTGCTTCCAGCATTGCTATCATGCCTTCCTGCATCAGGTCATCGGTTAGCTCATGCCGCCGGAAGCTAAGTGCTAACTTCCGGCATACGTTCATCTTCTCTTCGGTGTTCACTTTGTTCCTCGGTTTCTGTAAAAAGTATCCACAGCTTCGCATAGATGGTCCGCTTGGTCAATGATACGAGCAGCAGCATCAGAGCTTGGGTCAGAGTTGGACTTACAATCATCGAGCATGGCAGTTGCATCATCAATGATTTCCTTGAGGCAGTGTTCAATATCGTCCATAGGGGCTATCCTTTCTATAGGGGGCTATATTTAAGAGAGGGGGGTACTTTTGTGCAGGGGGGTCCATTTCTGGATAAGGTGAGGCTTGAATGCCTTCCAGCCATCGTCAGTGATAGACCACGCCTTGATAAGGTTAGGGTTCAACTCTGCCTCATGCTCATCCCACTGCTTGAGGGCTGCGACAATGCTAGAGTTCAACGTCATCTTGCGGCTGGTGACAGTGCCATCCTTCTTGGTGAAGGTGACATCTACTATGCCCTGCTTGAGGTCCATCAGCTTGCTCATAACGTCAATCATCGGATTTCCTTTCGTTTGGTATGCAACAAGAATAGTTTCCACTTTCATAACCGTCAACAACAAAATGCAGGACGACAAAAAGTAGTCTGCCCTGTGTCAGAAATGCAACAGTGTAAGCTGTGTGGAGACAGTCAATTTCCCACGGTGGGGTCAATTTCCCACGGTGGGGGTCCGCTCATTTTCCCACGATGGGGGGTCATTTTCCCACGGGGGAGGTCACATTTATTTCAAATACCTAAAGTATTCGACTAAAACTTGAGTAAAATTTGATACAAATCCGATGCACGCAAGAAGTGCATCAATATTTATCTAAAATACTTTAGGTTTTGAGTGCATGAGTATTTGAGTAAAATACCCAAAGTATTTAGTACAGATTTGACACAAGTTAGCTATGATTTTCTGCATGGCTGATATGACACGAATTTCCTTGACATGCGCTGAGTGCATACCTTAGCTATGCGTCTGGTGCATGTCAAGCATTATTATTGCATAGCTCGATAAATCGCATTTAGATAGGTGTATCTATCTTAGGTTTACTAGACAGTGTAAACTAGACACCAGAAACATGTTGCGCAAGTTCGGTATCTGACTCTAACGCAAAACGGCGCTGCCCGGTAAATACCCGTTATCAAATTATGCTTTACTCTACCATATCTAAAATTTGATGTATAGCCCCTGAGCCATGATATTATTGCATGGGTCTCATGCAGATTTGCATAGCTTGTTAGGTGTATCAAAATTGAGTCTTCCTATCTAAGGTTGTACCGCCCCTGCAACCAGGGCGGGAAAATCCCTGGGCAAATACTACTCATAGTAGAAATCCACGCTAGGCTGGTTTTAACGCCCACTGAGCGGCTTTGGCCCTTTTCGGGCATGTTACCCCATAGAAAACGCCAACGCAGTTTGTTCTCTGCCCGTTCTCGGCTTGTTCTGGTAATCGGCCTATATATA